ATGGCAACTGAGTCTGCTTCACGTCAGATTGACTCTCACTGTGAGCGTGTTTTTTACTCTTCTAGCGACACACGTGTTTTCTCACCGCTAGACAGCTATGTGTGCCAGATTGATGACCTAGCGACATTGACCACACTAAAAACCTCATCAATGGGTGACGGCGTGTTTGACATTACGTGGAGCAACTCAACCGACTATCAGCTAGAGCCTTTGAATGGCGTTGCGGGCGGCATAGACACTCCTTATACGCAGATTCGTGCTGTCGGAGATTATTTGTTCCCCACTTACCGGGAAGAGGCCACAGTGCAGGTGACCGGCACATTCGGTTTCTCAGCCATTCCGATTGCCATTACTCAGGCCACAGTCATCCTTGCTAGCCGTCTATACAAGCGTCTAGACAGTCCTCTAGGCGTTCTGGGCTTTGGTGACCTTGGTGTAGTCAGGGTTAGCAAACTAGACCCAGACATTGCCTCCCTTGTAGAGCCTTATCGAAAGATGAAGTTTGCCTAATGGCATCAATTACTAACATTCGGTCGGCTTTGGCCACAAACCTAGGCACGGTTTCTGGTCTACGGACTTCTGCTGAGGTTCCAGACAACCCCAGCCCTCCAATCGCAATGGTGAACTTTGATTCTATTGAGTACCACTCGGCATTCAATAATGCTCTAAACACATTGCAGTTTACGGTTTCAGTTATCGTTGGTCGAGCAGCAGAACGCGAGGCTCAGCGAAGACTGGATGCCTACGTCAGCCCAACAGGCAGTCAGTCTGTAAAAGCTGGTGTAGAATCAGATAGAACCCTGTCGGGAGAGTGTCAGGACTTGATTTGCACTGGCGTGAACTCGATTGGGTCAATAGTAATCAACGACCAAACGTATCTGGCGGCTGAATTTCAAGTCACCGTCTATGCATAAGGAGAAAAACTAATGGCAAAATTTGTCGTCACATCCAATGCGATTAGCTTGAACGGGAGCGACATCAGTGCAAACTGTGCTCGCGCCGAGCTTGCCCTAACCGCAGCTGAGGTAGACGTAACCGATTTTGGGTCATCCGGCTGGACTGAGGTCATCGGAGGCTTGAAGTCAGGTACTGTTTCCCTCGACTTCCACTCAGACTTTGGTTCCGGAGCTGTCTCAGCTCTCTTCCAAGACCTGATTGGCACTATCGGAACCGTAACCCTCATCGCAGGAAACGGGACTGCTGCTTCGGCAACAACCCCGCAGTATACGGCTGAGGTTTTGATAAATTCCTTCACCCCAATCGCGGGCAGCGTGGGCGATTTGAGTACGTTCACGGTGTCTTTCCCGACCACCGGTGAAGTAAGCTACGGAACCGCTTAGGACTAACCAATGAAAATAAACCTACAAATTGAGTTTCAAGACGAAACCAAAAAGGACATCACTTGTAATGCTGCCGATTTGGTTGCCTTTGAAAATAAGTTCAACGTGAGCATTTCCAAGCTCAGCGAGGATGGCCGTATTGGCTGGCTTCTGTTCTTGGCATGGCACTCAGAACACAGAACTAAAAACACTTCCAAATCATACGAAGAGTGGATTGAGGATGTTTCCTCGATAGGAGACTCTGGCAAAGACCCAAAATAAGGGGTCTGGGCGAGACTTCTGCTCACTGGTACATTGCTGGCATAGCAGCAGAGACTGGGATTTCGCCCAGAGAGTTGCTAGAGCTCGATGACCGGATGCTTTGGACGTTGCACAGATGGTTGGTCGCTAGAAACACACCAAGGAAGGCCGCCTCGTAAGAGGCGGTCTTTCTCTTTCTAGTAAACTAGACACATACGTTAGGCAGGTCATGGCACAAGATACGCTCGATTTTTACAGCAAGTTTCGAGGTGAAAATCGTGCTTACAATCTAGCCATTACTGACTACAGAGAAGTAATCAGAAAGCTTCAGAAGCTAGACAGCCAATACGTGACTCAAATGCGCAAGAACTTTCGTGAAATTGCTAAGCCGGTACAAACTGAAATCAAGCGTCAGATACCTGCAAAAATGAACCCTCCAATTAGCGGTATGCGACAAGTGCATTTCGGTCGTGTAGCTTGGGGAACCAATCATCAGGCAGAAGGCTACCCAAGGCCAAAGCCAGCTAAGTCTGCTCTTATTCAGACCCCACAAGTACGCAAGAACTCTAAATACAACAAACAGTCAATCGTGCGTATTGTCGTTGGCTCACCGGGAACTGTTCTGGCTGACATGGCCGGCTCCAGCAACAAATACACCGGTCGCTACGAGATAACTCGGTTGTACGATTACATGTATACGACTCCGGACGGCCGCAAGGTTCCCGGTAAGAGAAAACACCGCATCAACGGACAGGGACAGGCGTTTATCAATGCTCTCAACTCAGCAGAGGGTCGGCCCTCACGCTTTGTTTGGAAAGCAGCAACGAAAGAACTGCCCGCAGCACAAAGAGCTATGCGTATGGAAATGCGTAAGGTCAATGTGAAGATGAACAGATACTTTAGGAGCTAAGGCATGCCGGGACAAATTCACGTACCCATTTCGGTTGCGGTACAGGGCCTCGATAAAGCTCTAAAGAGCCTTGGCGGTATAGGCAAGATAGTAAAAGGCGCAGCAGCAGCCTTTGTAACGCTCGCAGGGTCGGCTAAGACTGCTAACGCGGCAATGGCCACCGTAGAGGGCGCAAAGGTCTTAGAGCGCAACCTCGCCGGTCTGGAGACCGTTTTCAAGAACACCACTCCACAAATGGTGGAGTTTGGTAAAGCAGCAAGCGACATCGGTCTCTCCATGGCCGAAGCTGCCAAGGCTACAACATTTATCGGTTCGGTTCTCAAGCAATCCGGGTTCTCCATTGAGGAGACTGCTGACCTTACAGAAAGACTTGTTGGCCTTGGTGCTGACCTAGCCCTTACCTACGGCTATGACGTGCAGGAAGCCCTGCTCGGTATGACCGCTCTCTTCCGTGGTGAGTACGACCCGATTGAGAAGTTCGGTGTTGCTATGAAGCAATCCGAAATTGATGCGGAGAAGCTCGCTAGGGGGCTTGGACACCTCACCGGTGCAGAAGAACGGCTTGCTGACCAGCAAATTCGTGTTGAGTTCCTGTTTGACCGGGCTGCTGATGCCATAGGAGCTGTCGAGCGTCAGTCAAGCAATCTGGTCGTCCAGCAGATGCGTTTGCGTGCCGAATTTGAAAACGTGCGCGATACTGTGGCGACAAACTTGCTACCGGTCTTCGCTGACTTTACAAGTGGTCTAGCAGACATAACTAACAACATAGCTCCAAGACTGCGCAAAGTTTTTGATGACATGGCTGAGCCAATGGCTCGAGTATTCCACAACCTTGAGCCGCTTCTAGAGGGCTTCATCAACATGGTCATCGACTTTGTTGGCATGATGGTAGACCTTGCTGATGTCATGACTGACCCAATGACTAAATTGGGTGGCAAGATACAAGAAATTATTGGGCTGTTTGGCGCGACACTGCAAACGGTTACTGACCTACGCTTTGATGGGACAACCGCATTTGACGCTCTAGTAGTAGTGCTAGAGGGTGTCGCCACAGTGCTTTACACAATTCTGGATGTTCTGAGCCAGATAATTATTTACGTTTCTGTCTTTGCGGGCAAATTGGCAGACGCATTCAATGCAGCAAGTCAAGCGGGCGATGACACATTCTTTGGCTTTTTTGACAAAGCCAATGCGTTTCTAAATTCTATTGGGCCGGTAATAACGGAAACAAACACACTAGCTGGCTCTTTGATAGAGGTTAGGGACGGTTTCGTTGCTGCTTATGTTGAAACCGCGGAGTTCAATCGTCAATTAGTAAGAGCCAAGCAATCTCTAAGAGAGCTAGGAGACCAGACAGAAGTTTGGGATGTCCTGTCTGGGAACTTTGATTCAACAATTACTGGTGGTGATAGCAGTAATAGTGCTGGCGGCACTGCAAAGAACTACGTAGCAGATTTCTTTGATGGGCTAGAAAGCGAGGTACGCAAGCAACAAGCTCGTATCAAGCTGGAAGGTCTCGGTCTGACCGAAGGGCTTATTGAGTCCATACTCGGTTCAAAAGGCTGGGAAGAGGTATTCAACAAAGTTATTTCTGGTGGTAAAGAAGCTTTAGAGGAAATTCAAGAAGCTTGGGCAAACACTAAAAAGGGCATTGACGAAGCTACAAAGGCAGCAGAGGAGTTTGCAAAAGCTCAAGAGGAAGCACTAAAAGCGGCTCGCGAAGAGGCTCAGGCGTACATCGACAAGATGCAGGCACTGGCCGACAAGGCGCAGAAAGCATACACGGATGCAGATGAAAAGGCTCAAGACTTCAAAAAGTCGATAGAGCAAATTTCCCAGATTGACATTCTGCCTAATGCAGAAGAGCAACTAGGACGTTTTGAGCTGGCCGTTCGGCGCAGCATGGACACAATTCGGTCAGAGCTAGTATCGGCGTTTGATGAAGGCATAATTTTTGAGCGCGACCTTCAAGACCTGCAAGCTTATGTCGCAGCAGAAGAGTTTGAACTCCGCAGACTGGCACAGGTACGAGATGACTTAGCTAACCGCTTTACCCTATCGGATGCTCTGATAAACGAATACCGGAACGCTTTGACTGGGGCACTAAGTCTCACTAATTTGTTGTCACAGGTCAAGAGTGCGACTGAAACGCGCATGGTTACAGAGGTGCAGCAAGGCGTAGTCAAATTCGGTCGCAGCCTAAAAGATTTCCAAGTTACCGTCACGCGCTCTTACGAGGAAACTGTTGAGCAGGTACAGAGCAAATCTGCTGGCCTAGTCAATAACTTCCGCGACATGGCCGAAAAGGCTCGCGGGTTTGCGGATAACTTGCGCAAGCTGCGTGCAATGGGGCTCGACCCAATGCTCTTCAACCAGCTTATTGACGCTGGCGTAGAAGCAGGTGGCGAGACAGCACAAGCTTTGGTTGATGGCGGTAGCGACACAATCAACGAAATCAATAGCCTGTTCAAAGAGATTGATGCAATTGGCGCAGAGCTCGGTGAAGAAGTTGCTGCCAGTATGTACGGTTCTGGCATTGACATGGCAGACGGCTTGCTCGAGGGTATTCGTAGCAAGCAAGAGGAAATGCTTGAGCTTGCGATGTCAATGGCACAGGCATTCTCAGATGCCTTCAAGTCAAAGCTAGAAATAGCAGTAGAAAAGCCAGTAACTCAAGCTCGCAAGGCTGCTGAAGCAGCACAGGCGGCGGTTCCCAAGATGGAAGACATCGACCTTGAGGGCATTGCCAAGCTACAGGGCTACCTAGATAATGCTACAGCTGCATTAGGCAAGGTAACCGGTGCAGCAACTATTGCCGGAATCAATACAAAGATTGCAGCCGTAGAAGAGCTAAAACAAATACTCGTAGAAGGTGGCAAGCTAGACATTTCCGGTATCGAGCGAGGTCTTACTAGCGCGGAGTTGGTATCTCGTGCTGAGGCAGCCAAGTCTGGGTCTACAGTAATCAACAACACTATCAACGTGACGGCTGATTCGCGTACTTCTGGAACAAAGGCAGGTGAAGCAATCGTTGACAAGCTGCAAACTTTCCAGTTCAATAATGGCTCAGCAGCGATTGTGAGGTTGCTCGACTAATGGCGCATACACCAGTACCAAAAGTAGAGCTAGGTCTTGACGGCGACAGTCCAATTTTTCCGGGTTTTACTTTGGACAATCTTGAATCTGGGGTGCTAGACAATACCGACTATTACCTTGCTGGTGGATTGATTTTCTATGACGTAACCAACAGAGTTAGGTCTTTCACTATTGACCGCGGTAAGACCTCAGCATTTTCTACCATCGGTGCTGGGCAGGCTACTGTCAGCTTCAATAATCACGATAGAGCCTTTGACCCTCGCTACGTAGATTCGCCCTTCTACGGCAACATCGTGCCTAGACGTGAGATAAAAATTTACGTTGAAGATGAGCTTCAGTTTGCAGGCTGGGTAGATGACTGGAACTTGAGCTATACGACTGACGGCAATTCAATTACTGATGCTACAGCTCTTGATGGTTTTGCTATCTTGGCTGGCCAAAAGCTGACAGCAGGGACTCCAACGACCGAGCTAACCGGCGAAAGAATAGAAACAATTCTTGACAACAGCGAAGTCAATTGGGACGCAGACCTACGCTCTATTGACGCTGGCCTTGTGCAAGTTGGCACACAAGAAATTGCAGACGGCACTAACGTTTTGAACTATTTGCAACAGGTAACCAAAACAGAAGATGGCCTTCTATACATGGGTAAGGCCGGAAACGTAGTCTTCAAAGAACGCCTGCGCCCTTTCAACGTCCCCGAAGTTGTGGACTTCAATCAGACTACCGGCATACCCTTCCGCAACGTATCAGTCAGCTATGGAACAGAGCTGCTATACAACGAAATTACAATTAGTCGTATTGGTGGTGGCACAGCTATAGCCACAGACCTATCTTCACAGCAGTCATACGGTATTCGTGCTTTAGCTGCAGCCGATTACCTATTTGAAAACGATACAGACCTAGCCACTCACGCTTTGAATCTTGCTGAGCGGTACTCTACACCGGAGTATCGATTTGACTCACTTGAGGTTGCTTTACACAGCTTGTCTCACGAGCAGCAGGCTACTCTGCTAGGTCTTGAGCTTGGTTCTGTTGCACGTATTCAATTCACGCCAAACGAAATTGGCGATGCAATTACGCAGTATGGCGAGATTATCAGCCTCCGTCATGATGTTCAGCCGAAAGAGCACTACATTACAATCAGCTTTAGTCGATTGTCACAGGCACAATTCCTACTCGATGACGAAATCTTCGGTACACTAGATACAGCAAACGTCCTTGGGGCTCCATACAACGCATGGACTCTAAACGATACGATTTACGGTCGATTGTCGGCTGGAATGGCGGTGAGTTAGGAAACAATGGCTGGTTACAAAACTTGGTCAATTGGCGAAGTCGTAGAGGCTGGAGACTTTCAGGGTTACATTCAAGACCAAACCGTTATGGTTTTTGCTTCTGCTGCCGCAAGAACAACCGCACTCGGTACTGCTGTGACTGAAGGCATGGTGACATACCGGACTGACGGCGGATTGCTAGAGTTCTACAACGGCTCGGCTTGGACAGCAGTAGACACCGACACAACGCTTACAGAACCACCTAGCGCATTTCTTCTAATGGGAGCATAAATTGGCTAATACATACAAGATACTTGGACAATCACAGCCCGGCACGGCTGTCGCAGATGTCTATACCGTGCCTGCTTCTACCAGTGCGATTATTAGCACGATTGCTGCTACGAACGTAGACGGCACGGCATCTAACATCAACATTCACGTTGTAGCAAGTGGCGACACTGCTGGTGCTGCAAACGCGTTGGTTTACAGCGCAGAGCTAGGAGCGAACACTTTGCAGGCTTTCACCTTGGGCGTGACCCTAGGAGCAGCAGACAAAATCTCTGTTCAAAGCGCAACAGGCTCTGCGGTGACTTATCAAGTATTCGGTCAGGAGATTAGCTAATGGCAATTTCTACCTTTCCCGCTGCCTCTAGTGGCGGTGGCGGCGGTGCGATGATTTACAAGACCGAGATTATTACCAGCACTCAATCTTGGACTGCGCCTGCTGATGTTACCGAAGTAGAGGTTATTCTTTGCGGTGGTGGCGGCGGCGGCGGTACAACTGCCGCAACTGACAGGGGAGGAGCCGGAGGAGGCGGGTCTGCTATAAATGGGCTGCTGTCTGTAACTGGCGGTTCTTCTTACACAATTACCATTGGCGCAGGTGGAGCAGGTACTAGCTCCAACAACACTAACGGTTCAGATGGTAGTGCATCTTCTTTTGGAGCATTGCTGAGTATTGACGGAGGAGGCGGCGGTCAGTCACAGGGTACGGCAAATGGTGGCAAGAATGCGGGCAAGGGTGGTTTTGGCGGTGCAGGCTGGTGGCAATCCAGTAGCCAATCAGTAAACTCTGGCGCATCTATGGATGGACAGAGGGGCTATCAGGGTTATGGTGGCGGCGGCGGCGCAGGTAGTGCGCAAAGCAACAGAGGTGCGAGAGCAGGAGGCGCAGATGGCGGCGGAATGGGTGCGCACGGCACCGAAAGTGGTACTTTCTGGGAAGGAACAGACGCGCTAGCTAACTCTGGCAGCGGTGGAGGCGGTGGCTTGTATAACCACGCGTCCAAAGCTGGCGGCTCTGGGGTTTGTGTAATCAAGTATTGGACGGCGGCATAATGGCACACTTCGCGAAGATTGAAAACGGCATTGTTACCAACGTGCTAGTTGTAGACAACGCACACGAGGCAGACGGGCAGGCTTATCTCAACAGCCTCGGTATTGAAGGGACTTGGCTACAGACAAGCTATAACGCAAACATTAGACGCAAGTTCGCAGGCATTGGCGATACTTACAATTCAGTCAGTGACAGGTTTGAGCCAACACAGCCATACGATAGCTGGGTATGGAACGAGTCCGAGTACCGCTGGGATGCTCCTACGGCTATGCCTGACGATGGTAATGATTACAACTGGGACGAAGCTACTCAGTCTTGGATAGCTGTTTAGTAGAATTGACCAAGGAGAAATAAATGGCCGGATTAGGTAGAAAAGTATTTGCAGCGGGTGAAGTTCTCACCGCCGCTAACGTAAACGGCTATCTGCAAGACCAAGTAGTTATGGTGTTTGATGACTCTGCAAGCAGGACATCAGCACTTGGAACCGCAGTGTCTGAGGGCATGGTCGCCTACACAAAGGATGATGACACCCTTCAGTATTACAACGGCTCTGCATGGGCTAACGTTAGCTCTCCCGGTGACATCACCGCAGTAACAGCAGGCACAGCTTTAACGGGCGGAGGCTCGTCCGGCGATGTGACCCTAAACTACGACTTTACAACCGCAAACCCGCTGACAGCTTCGACAGCAACTGCCTACACCGTTGCAAGCTCTGACGCTGGTAGCTACCTTCAGTTCAGCAACGCAGGCACAGTCACCATCTCCACAGCTACAGCCTTCACCGCAGGCCAGCAGGTGCAGATTCTCGCAGACGGAACCGCACTCACCATCGCAGGTGACGGAGGCGTGACCCTTGCAGGTGCAGGAACAGCAGGAACCGCAGTCAGCTTTACAGTCGGCAACCAATACGAAGCGGTGGCGATTGTCGGTGTCGGGTCAGATGCTTACCGCATTATCGGTAATGTGACAGGAGCATAATGAGCCTGATACTTCTAGGGATTCTCAATAGCCAAGCAGCAGCAGCAGGCGGTGGGCCAGCGTATGACCTGCTAGAAACGCAAGTGCTAACTTCCTCTGCCTCTAGCGTTAGCTTTACAGGGTTAGGGTCTTACACCGACTACAAGCACTTGCAGCTTCGTATGACCCTTCGTAGCACTTGGACTCTGGGGAGTCAATCATTGAATGTCTATGGAAAATTCAATTCTTCTACTACTAGCAACTATAGCTGGCACGACCTGAATGGTGAAGGCAGTTCTGTAAGCTCTAACGCAGGAACAGGGCAGGAATACTTCCGTATAAGAACTGTCGCTTCACAGGGAGATGCAGACAGCGGTGCATTTGGTGCTGCTATTTTGGACATTTTAGATTTTTCAAACACTAATAAAAACACTACGACTAGAGCTTTAGCTGGGGTCAACGCCACAGACAACTGGATAAGCTTGAACTCTGGCTTGTGGCAAACTACAAGTGCCGTTACATCTATCAGTTTTGAACTCGGAGCTGGGAACATAGACACTGGCTCACGCTTGTCACTATACGGAATCAAGGG